AGAGCAAGTACGGCGCACGAAAAACTACATTCATGGGCATTACTTTTGACTCCAAATGGGAAGCAGAAAGATGGGGCGAATTAACAGCGATGGAACGCGCTGGGTACATTGTAAATCTGGAGCGCCAGATACCTTATGACATCTTAGTGAACGATATGAAGATATGTAAGTACGTTGCAGATTTTAGATATAGTCAAGTAGATGACTACGGAAACGAAACACAAATAGTTGAAGACGCCAAAGGCGTGGAAACGCCTGAATTTAAATTAAAGAAGAAACTGATGAAGGCGGTTTTTGATGTTGATATTTATCTTTCTAAAAAAAATAAAAACAATTTTTTAAAAATACCGTTGACATAAGACTATCAAGGCCTTACTTTCCTCTCATGGTTTTAGCGAACTGCGAAAGGATAGTCCAATGAACGCTATGAATATGCCAAATGATCTGTCTGCGCTTTACAACAAGCGTGAAGAGATCAAATCTAAAATCCAAGACCTTCAAGGCGAATTGAAGATCTTGACCAACTCCCTCAAAGATATGTTTGATGACACTGCCCGTATGCAGCTTGCTCAACAGGGCAAGGACTTCGGTCAGACCAGTATGACCAGTGGCGATTACAAGGTCACTCTTGATTACCGCAAGCGTGTTGAGTGGGATCAAGACGAACTGGTAAATGCTCTTAATGGCATGGACCCAGATACGGCACGGCATTTTGCTACTGTTAAATACAGTGTTGCAGAGGCCAAGTTTCAGAACGCTCCACCAGAAATCAAGGCGTCCTTATCAGAGGCTCGCACTGTATCTCTGCAAGGCGTTACTGTTGATATCAAAAAAGTGGAGGGCAATTAATGTTAAAAATCATTTCCGCAGAAGAGAGGCTGGCAGAAAAGCGCGGTCACAAGATTGTGATCGCGGGTCAGTCTGGTGTGGGAAAAACATCACTGGTGCGTACACTAGACATGAGCAAAACATTGTTCATGGACTTAGAGGCTGGTGATGCCGCCATTGAAGGATGTGAAGTCGATGTCATTAGACCACGCACTTGGCAAGAGTGTAGAGACTTTGCATGCTTCCTTGGCGGGGGAAACCCTGCGTTGAGTGAGGACTCTCCGTACAGCATGTCACACTATGAGTATGTGTGTCAGACGTATGGTGATCCAAACGCTGTGTTATCGAAATACGATACGATCTTCATTGATAGTATCACGGTGGCTGGACGTTTATGCTTCACGCACAATCAAAATCAGCCAGAGGCTAGATCAGAGCGCACAGGCAAGCTAGACACTCGTGCAGTGTATGGGGCGCAGGGCCGTGAGATGATGGCTTGGCTAACACACCTTCAGCATATTCGTGAAAAGAACGTGATCTTTGTCGGGATTCTTGATGAGAAGACTGATGAATATGGACGCCTTAGTTACGACTTGCAGATTGAGGGTGCAAAGACAGGGCGTGAGTTGCCCGGTATTGTCGATGAGTTAATTACTATGACGACAATCCCAGCAGACGATGGAACTATGTTTAGGGCTTTCGTGTGTACAACTTTAAATAGGTGGGGATACCCTGCCAAAGACAGAAGCGGCAGGCTTGAAGAAATTGAAGAGCCGCATCTTGGCAAGCTGTTTGATAAGATGTCTGGCCCAAGACCAGAAGCTATGCAGTTTGTAAACCCACAAATGGTTAACAATACAGAAGAGGACTCCTAGAATGCTTGATCTAAATAACGTACCACCAATGGAAAACTCCGGCGGCGGTGACTTTGAACTAATGCCTGATGGAACTATTGTTCGCGCAATCGTGTCACTACAAGGTGGCGACATTGAAATGCCGGAGTATGGTGCAGGCAAATTCTTCAAACAATCCAAAACCACTAGCGCAAAATGGTTGCCCATTGAGTTGACCATCGTTGGCGGCCCATTCGATAAGCGTAAGGTGTGGCAAAACATCTTCGTTGATGGTGATGCCCGTGATGACAACGGCATGTCGAAAGCCAAGAAGATTGGCCTGAACACCATTAAGCAGATGGTCGATAGTGGATTCGGCATCTCGCCCAAAGATGAAAGCGAGGACGCTAGGGCTAAACGCGCATCTATCCAAGGCATCAACATGATTAACAACATGGAGATTTGCTTTACGATTGGTGTGGAGCCGGGGAACAATGGCTACCCAGCCAAGAACAAGATGAAGACTGTCTTGACCCCCGACTCTCAGAAGTATATCTCTAGTGGCAACGTTGTTACTGGCTCTGCTACGCTGACACCGCCAGCACAGCCAATGCAAGCACCCGCTGCTCCCGCAACACCACAACAGGGGGTAGCACCATCATGGGCGCGTTAACATCATTGTGGCAGTTTATTAGTGGCAAGTGTGAACAGAGCGAGCCATTTAAACCTCTTAGCGGCAAACCTTCGCAGGTCGCTAAACCCGGTACGGGGGACGCCGGGGCCGTAAAGTCCCCCACTAAACTTGACAAAGAAGTACCTGCGTTTTGTGCCAAGACACTCCGTCTTATGTCACGCAAGAAGGGCGTTACAGTTTCAGAGGCCGCAGAAGCCACTGGAAAAAGCAAGGGTTCTATTTATCAAGAGGTAACTCTTATCAAGAAGGCCGGATACAAGGTCTACAAAAACTATGAGAAAGCGTCACGCTCTCACAGGTACACGTTGGGCTAGACAATGATCCTGCGAGAGTATCAGAAGATTGCAATCAATGACGCTTCTGATGCACTTGATAAGCACGGTAACACTTTAGTCGTTGCGCCAACTGGAGCCGGAAAGACAATCATGCTCTCCGCTCTGGTTGGCAAACGCCATAAGAGTTCACAAAATGTGCTTGTCTTGCAGCATCGTGACGAATTGGTTTCACAAAATTCCAACAAATTTCACCGTGTTAATCCGTCTTTGAATATCAGTGAAGTGAACGCTGCTCAAAAGGATTGGTCTGGTGATGCCGTGTTCGCAATGGTGCAAACTTTATCCCGCGAAAAGAACTTGGAGAACATGCCCAAGGTTGATCTAATCGTGGTTGATGAAGCGCATCATACCATTGCGGATACATATCAACGTATCATTAAGGCCGCTAAGAAGGCCAATGAGGGGGTGCAAATCGTTGGCTTTACAGCCACACCCAACAGAGGTGACAAGAAGGGCTTACGGGACGTTTTTACGAACTGTAGTCATCAGATCGAAATCTCTACATTAATCCGTGAAGGCTTTCTCGTACCCCCCAAGACTTATGTAATTGATGTCGGGGTGCAGGACGAACTGCGTCAGGTCCGTAAGAAAATTTCAGACTTCGATATGGCTGAAGTCGAAAGCATTATGAATCGCCGCGCAATCAATCAGCGTGTGGTTGAGGAGTGGGATGCAAAAGCTGGTGATCGTCAAACAATCGTCTTTTGCTCAACGGTTCAACATGCTGAAGATCTTTGCCAAGAGTTTGTTGACTACGGTATCAATGCAAAAACAGTCACTGGGGAGACGCCAAAAGATAAACGCGAACAAATCCTGTCTGACTTAACCAGTGGAATTGTTCAGGTTGTAGTAAACGTTGCTGTATTAACAGAAGGCTTTGATGCTCCGCCTGTGTCATGCGTCATTTTGACGCGGCCATGTTCGTATAAAGCCACCATGGTGCAGATGATTGGTCGAGGCTTACGCACGGTAGATCAAGAAGAGTTTCCGGGTGTAGTTAAATCAGATTGCATCGTCATGGACTTTGGTACGTCTGTGTTGACACACGGATCACTTGACGATGCTGTTGATCTTGATGGTCAACAGGCAAATGGTAGTGGCGAGGCTCCTGTTAAGATTTGTTCTAACTGTGAGTCAGAAATCCCTCTTAACGTGCGTGAATGCCCTATCTGCGGTCATGAGATCGAAAGGCCAGAGGCAGAAATCTTAGAGGACTTCATTCTTACTGAGGTCGATCTGATGAACAGATCGCCGTTCCGTTGGATCGACTTGTTCGGTACAGGCGCGTGTTTGGCTGCGGCAGGATTTAATGGCTTTGCTCTTATCGCCGAAGTGGACGGCCTTTGCATGGCTATCGTAAAGAAGAACAAGGGCAAAACCAGAGTGATCAGCATCGGTACTAAGCGTCAGGTTATGGCGTCTGCTGATGACTTCATGAGGCAGAATGAGTCTGGTGATACTGCAAACAAAACAAAGCGTTGGCTGAATGACTCTCCTAGTCAAAAGCAAAGAGATTTGTTGGCACAACATGGCGTGGTGGTAAGCGCACTAGATTTTTCTTGGACCAAGTACAGGGCTGCTTGTATGCTCAATTATGTTTGGAACAAGAGATTTATAGACAATATTGTTTACAACATAGTTGCAGAGAAGCAGAGCGCATGAACCGTGGTGAAGTAACATTTAACGTACTGTTTAAAGAAAATGTCTCCATGGAGGCGTCATACTTCATGATGTGTGGGGATCCAGAGAACATAGAGGAATTGCAAGAAGCAGTGACTAAGCTGCTTTGTAAACTAATAATCGGCAAGGAAGATGACTTTGTTCGGGCCGAAGTCGTTGTGGATATACAGGGTCATCCTGACTATTACTGCGCGACATTTGGAGATTTAGAAGGGCCAGAAGGATGGGCGAGCAGGACGGTGCATTAAAGCAAGTAGGAGAATTGTTCGGCAAAGTTGGGTGGGATAAACGACTCCAAGATCTGTCGATGGACGAAGTAGTGGGAATTGTTCTGGTTATCCAGAAAGTAGAAGGGATTGATGATGTCTACACAGAAGAACACCTTGCAGAGCTTTTTAACAAGTACGGCAGAAAACCAGAACAATTCGATTACGACATCCCATTCTGAAGAGATCATCGCTGAGTTGAATCGGGCTGTCATTGAAAAGGAGCGCAAGCAGTCGAAGCGCAAGTATCTTGGCGCATCATCTTTGGGCGATCCATGCTCAAGAAAGCTGCAATACCGATATATCGGCATGACAATTGACGAAGGTAAAGGGTTTCCTGCCAACACATTAAGAACATTTGCTCTAGGTCACACCATCGAAGATATGATGATCATGTACTTCCGTGACGCTGGATTTGATCTGCGGACAGATAAACAAGGAGAACAATTTGGCTTTGAGACTGCTAACGGCGAAGTCCGTGGACATATTGACGGTGTAATATGTAGTGGTCCAGTACACCTCGCATACCCTATGTTGTGGGAGTGTAAGTCTGCGTCTGACAAAAAGTTCAAAGAGTTCGTGCGTAAAGGCGTGGCAGAAGCCAACCCAGTATATGCAGCGCAGATTGCTCTGTATCAGGCCTACATGAACCTGTCAGACAATCCTTGTTGTTTTACTGTTTTGAACAAGAACACAAGCGAGATATACATAGAGCTTGTTCCGTTTGATTCGGCTCTCGCGCAAGCGACAAGCGATAAGGCGGTAAACATTATAAAAGCTACGCAGGCACAAGAGATGCTGCCTCGTGTGGCGCAAAACGATGATTACTTTGCATGTAAGTGGTGTGAGTTCCGCAACACTTGCTGGGAAAAAGAAGGGGTGGCGCGAACCACCCCGTAGGTAAAAACAATGCTTGATGAGGTACAATATAATGAGTGTGGTAAGGTTTGGCAATACTACATCTAGTAGATCGGCACATGATTTAGTCGAAGAAATTTCTCGTAAGGTTCCAAGAACAGAACAAATTCGGATCTTGCAAGACACGTTTCCTGCTGGTCGCATCCATGGAAAAACGTTTTACATCGGGTCACTACTAGGTGATCCGGGGCAATCGCTCAAGATCGACATTGATCCACAGTCTCAGCATTTCATGCGAGGTCAGGATTTTAATGGCGGTGTTGGCATCGGGGGTATCGTCAAGATCCTGATGGAAGCTCGTGGCATGAAGATGCAAGACATCAAGCATATGTTTTCTGACTATCTTGATAACGCAGAGCCGCAAATTGTTCGGGATAATGCACCAATCGAAAACCCAATTAAGCCGCAGTATAATGTGAATACTCCGTATGACGCTGAGTATGTATACACAAATGCTGACGGCGAGGTGCTGGTTTCTGTTCGGCGTTATAACGTCAAGGACATCGCTGGCAACCCAATGCTTAACACTAAGGGCAAGCCAAAGAAAGAGTTCAGGCCTTTCATCGAAGGGGCCGCGTATTCTAAGTTTCCTGACATCAGGCCTTTGTACAATATCCCAAACATCATGGCATCTGATCGTGTTGTATGGGTAGAGGGCGAGAAATGTGCAGATACTTTAAACCATGCAGGTTACACAGCAACATGTACAATTGGCGGGGCTGGTGCGCTGACGAAGAAAACAGCGCCACAGTTTGACTTCTCTCCCTTGCAGGGCAAAGAGCTAATCTTATGGCCTGACAATGATACAGGCGGCAAGCGGCTGGCTGATCTTATTCAGGACTTGGCTTTAGCTGCTGGTGCAAAGTCGGTCACAATGCTGACCCCGCCTATGGGTAAGCCAGAGGGATGGGACGCTGCTGACGCTCTGGCTGAAGGCTTCAACATCGAAAACTTTGTCAACACTAAGGCAAAGATCACTAAAACAAACATCAACCTGCTGGATGATTCGTTTCTTGTCAGTCGGTTTGAGGGACACGCACCAGAACAAAAGTTCTTGATTGAAGGCACGTTTCCGTTGGGCGTACCCATTTTGTTTGCTGCGGCTGGTGACGCAGGTAAGGGCATGATGACGTTGGACATGGGCATGAAGATCGCATCAGGCAAGCCTATGACTACTGCTTTTGGTGGGCTGGTCAAAGAGTTCGGTAACGTAGTGATCTTCACTGCGGAAGATGATGAGGCTGAAATGCACAGAAGGGTCGAAAGACTTGACCCTTTTGAAGAGCGAAGAGGCTACGCCAATGATCTGAAGATTGTGTCATTACCCAATGTGGGTGGTGTGTTTGCTATCTTGAATGAGGTCGGGGGCGAGTTCGGGACAACCGAAGAGTTTGAGAAGATTTACGAACAAATCATACAGATGAATAATCTGAAGCTAATTATCTTTGATCCGCTCGCATCTTTTGTACACGCTGACGTAAATGCTGACCCTGCTGCGGGTGCCGCTCTTACGGGTCTGCTGGCTAGGATCGCTACAGAAACAGGTGCATCTGTACTGGTTTGTCATCACATGACGAAGATTAAGGATGATGCAGTGGTCAAAACACCGGAGCAGGCTCGTAACTTGATTCGGGGTACAACGGCTCTGGTTGACGGCGTGAGGTCATCTTTTGCTATGTGGCAGGTTGATTCGGGCCGGGGCAAGAAAACATGTGAACGTCTGGGCATACCATATCAACGCAATAGCTGCTTTGATGGCGCAGTCGTTAAGTCTAATGGTCCTGCCTCTCGTGACATCAGGCATTTTGTTCGGGATAGCATGACGGGCCTGCTGAATGATCGTACCGAAGAGATTAAAGCTCTTAGCACTGGCTCTGCTTTGGAGATGAAGCTGGACGCAATGGCTGATTGGATTATTCATTGTGAACGCGAGGGTGTTGCTCTGACGCATATGAGCGGCAACAACGGTGTGCATAAGCGCTCTGAGGATGCTGATGCTCCTGAAGTATTGCAGGGGATCGGAAAGCAGACTCTGGAGAAATATGTTCGGGATCTACAACAGGCTGGTCGGATTGATAAGTTCCAACTGACCGCATCGGGCGGCAAGGTCTGGCTCGGTGCAGTCAATGGACCAATGAGTCGGGGTGAATATGAGCCTGTAACAGCAAGGGACAACGTGTAACATGAAAGACTTACTAGATTACTGTGGAGAATATGCGGACCCTTGGCAGAAAAAGAGGATGAAAAAAGCCGCATCCGAAGTTATCCCCCACCAGAGAAGGACTGGGCCAAAGGAGAAGAATTGTACTGATTGTAACAGTAA